TAGGTTTTCTATTTCGTGTCCTGCTAATACTATAACCATGTGCAGAAGATAATTGTCTGTACCAGTGGTTTCTATGTGTACTTGTGTTCCACCTACACGACATTGACCATAAACAATCTGTCTTGCTACTAACCCACCCCTAGCTGAAAATTTATTACCAAAATTGGCTGAAGAAGCATTTATGCCTTTTGATGTCATGCCCCCTATAACACTTGCTACTAAAGTAGAGGTAAATGTAAATACTGCATATTGTGAAAAAGCGTATGCAAATGAACCTGCTAAAGAGCCTGCCGCTAATCCTGTTCCAAAATATGCTGCTGCAGCTCCACCAGTTACTATTATTACCGTTGCAATAATCGCAGCTTTTATTGCTTTAGCCATTAATCAAATCTCCAAACTCTTATTGCTAAATCACAATCTAGTACAGCAATGCCGTCATCTGTTGGTGTTAGTATTCCAAAACCATTGCACATACCTACAAGGCTAGAGTCGTTTTGCTCGTAAACAACAAGATCGCCGCAAGTCATAAAGGCTTTGTCAATCTCACCTACATCTTTTGCGTTGCAGGCTTTCTCTATGCTTGTTTCTAAATCACCACCATAAGATGCTATAGCTTTCATGGCGCTTTTTTCGTCATGCCAATCTAATTTTTTAGGAATTAAATCTTCACCTGTTATTTGTTTTATAAGAGCATTGCTAAACTTGCAACAATCGTTTCGCCCCCATACAAAAGGATAATTATTATGTTTTACAAAGTCGTGAAACATATATTCCCAATTAGGTCGTTTTTTCATCTTTTTTGATTTCTATAACTTTGGTTGTATTCATCTTCACCAATTGATCCACCACCACCGCCACCTGAAGTGCTTGATGTTTTGCCCCAATTTATTTGCTTGTCTTGTAAAGATGCAACACGGTTGAAACCTGTATCACCTGAATGTAGAAAGTTTTGTGATTCTTTTGTATATCTTAGGTTTGATGGTCTATCTAGGTCTACCAGTCTATTTTCCGCATCTATGGTTATTGTAGAGCCTTCAGGCGTATCGTTAATAACAAGGCTAGTCATTCTACCTTTAAACAAAGTAAGCGTTCCTGCTACCTCATTTGTACCACCCATAACATATCCCATTAAGATAGTAATAGGTCTGTTTTGGTAGTTTTCTGTGAGTGCGTAATTTACTACTGTTGTGTCCATGCCTGATAGAGCAACAACAAGCCCATTAGATTTTAATTCTAAATTATCTTCTGAGTTACTTACGCTTAATAATGTTCCTGCACCAGTGTATGTATCTGAGCCTATAACAAGATCATCTATACCTGACCATACAAGAATATCATCAGTATCAAACTCTGCTTTTACTGCAAAAAATAAGGCTTGTTCGTCTGCGCCTAGACGATTTACGATAGAACTATCTAAACCCTGCCTAGTAGCCATTAAATTACCTCAATACAAGAAAAACTAATGCCGTAGTTGGATATGCGGTCTGCTGACCAACTTACCTCATTAGATATGAGCCTAAATGTTCCTTTTGGATTTGTGAATACTGCGTAATGTCCTGTTGCTAGGTCTGATCTAAGTTTAGGTTGTATGGCTACACCATAGAAATCTTTTGCACCGTCAGCCGTAGCTGTTGCATCTTCCGTTACCATTACTATTTGTGTGGGCGTGCCTGTGGTGTTTGCAGCCGATTGTATCTGTAAGTAATCTCCTTTCTTAATAGTGCCACTAGCAGCGTTTGTGGAAGCGAGAAGCGATAATCCAGTAGCACCCTTGACATTGGTTCTAACTTTACAGCTTGCTGTGTTTGATTCTGTTGTAAATGTGCTTGTTGTTACGACTACTGTTGCACTTGTTACTGTTGTTATTTTATGTGTACCATTGTTATCTTCATTGGTTGCACCAGTTACAACTATAAAATCACCAACCTTTGCACTTCCAAAAGTAGAAGCACCTGCTGTTATGGTTGAGCCACTAAAAGAAAGCGTTACTGAACTACTGTTTGTTCTTAGTTCGGATGTAAGGTGTCCTGTGCTATATGTTCCTGTATTTGTAAGTGCATCAGGGTCAGCAAATTTAAAGTGATTGACTGTGCCGTTTAGTTCCAAAAGAAAAGACTGCCATTCAACGGCTTGTGATCTTCTCATTGGTGGTAAAGATACTTCTGCTGTCCAATAGACACCATCAAACTCTTGTGTCTTTGTTTTGCCAGTAAAAGGACTTACTGTAGTACCTACCGTTCTTACAAGCGACCAGTTGCTTCTTACGAAGTTAGGACTTGCAGGCATTGATATTAATTTAGCCACCTTGTAATGCTCTCCTAAAATTACCACCACGCATTGCAGCTTCGGCTACAGCACCTTTAGTTACATCTGCTATCTGTGGCATCATTTTTGTTACCTCTGCCCTAACTGTGGGTACTACACCTGTAGCAAAGTTTACAGACTGGTTTACTATGATAGGCGCACCACCCATAGCGTTTTTTGTATTCATGTTGTTCATAATAGTTCCTCCACTATCAGGAACAAACATTTCCATGCCTCTTTCACCTACAAAATAGGGCTGACCTTTTTGTACTTTACCGCCACCTGCATTATTGCCAATGGTAGGTAAAGCGTTTGCTGTTCCTGTAAGGTTAAAAACACTATTTAATATTTTATTAACTACCGCCATCTGTAAGAAAATAGCAATAATTTGACTAACTATGTTTTTAGAAAAGTCTTTAAAACTTTCTAATGCACTTTCACCGTCCATTAACGAATTAACAAAATCTGTTGTGAATGCGTTTGATTGATTGATTACAGCCTGTCTTAGTTCAGTATCAAATGTAGTCGCAAGGTCTGATGATGCACCTTGTATTTGCGCGTAAACAGCAGCTAGATTTTCTCCATCTATTCCTGCTTTCTTTAATACATCTGTGCCTTGTGCCAATATCTCATTAAGCTCCTGTTCAGAAAAGCTAAGCATATCAACATCACCTTTTAGCTTTTCATATTCTTTTGCTATAAAAGTTGCAGCGTTTTGCAATTCTCCTTGTCGCATGAGTGTTTCTTTGTCAACATCTGCTTGCGTTTTACCGTTTAGCCTAAAATTAGTAGCCTGTTTTACTAACTCAGCATTCTGTATAGTCAATTCGTTGTTGATTGCTTCTAACTGATTATCAACCCTTGATAATGATTGCTCATATGTTTCTAATGGGTCTAAACTGTCAGGGGTTGCGCCTATAGCTATTGATGTCTTTGCATCAGCAATTAAATTTCTGCGAATTCTCTCTACTTCATCTCTTTTAGCTTCAAGGTTTGATATATCTATAGGTATGTCTTTTGTAAGCGCAACACCAGTTTCGCTTCTTGCTGATCTTCTAAAAAATAAGATAGCTTCTGCCAATGCTGTGATTCTATCTGTAGTTTTTTTTAAGAATTCTGAAAGAACTTCTTTTTGTATGTCATCACCTAATTGTTTAAAAGCAATAGTCATATTTGATACTTTGGTAGAAAGATTGTCCATCTTTGACTCCATAGCCCCACCAAACTTTCTTTCCAATCCGTTTATCAAAGCATCTGTTATTAGCTTTGCACCCTGAGCTGTTGCACCAAACTTAGCTATTTCGTCTTTGGATAAGCCTAATTCCTCGTTTAGAATACCAAGTACATCAATACCCCTATCCATAATCATATTTAGTTCTTCTAGCCCAAGACCACCTGAAGCTGATCTTTGAACCGTTCTAACTAAGGCTTCAAATACGCCTAACTGGTCTACAGAAGTAGAAGCTGTATCTGCAAATGTTTGTAACATTCTGTTGTTAGGTTCTATGCCTGCTGACTTTAGTGCTATGAATGCTTTTGATACAGTTTCAATTTGAAACGGTGTTTTAGTAGAAAATTCTAATATTCTGTCAAACGCTTTATCACCTTCTTGTATAGAGCCAAAAACCGTATCAAGACTATCTTTTAAGTCCTCAAACTCCATGCCTACACGAACTGCAACAGAAGCAAGTTTTGTCATTCCAACAACCAAAGCACCTATTGCTACTGGACCTGCAAGAGCTTTTATTTTACCGCCTAAACCTGCTGCCCCCATTCCAAATGCTGCGCCGCCTACTGCACCTGTGGTTTTAATTTTCGCGTTAATTTTATTTAATTCAGCTTGTAGCTGCTTTGTATCAGCTTTTATCTGTATTATTAGTTCGTCTATCTTAGCCATTAGTCAGGGTATAACTCCATAAGGTCATCTAGTTCTGATCTTTTCATAGGTTTTTCTTGCTCTGCAGCGTGAAATTGTTTAAAACCTTTTATTGATAGATACATTTCTCTTGGTGATAAATCCCAAAAGTCTATAGGTCTCATGTTCATCATGCCAACACATATCATGTAGTAGTCTCCCCAATTGATAGGTGGCGTGTGTTCATCTACTCTATTGCTTTTTTTTTATCTTCCTCGTCTGAGTCATTGTCGTTTAAGGTAGATACCAAGAGTTTGGCTACCTCTGTAGAAGCCGTAACAATACCTATATCAGATATTATTTGCCCTACTTTTTTTTCATCAAAGTCATTACCACCACCTCTAAGGGCATAGCGTAATACGACTAATAATGTTCTTATGCGAACTTTGGCTTGTGCAATGTTCTGTGCAAGCTCAAGAATGCCTGTGTCCAGTTCATCTTCAATCTTGACTAAACTGTCTATGGTTAGTCGGCACTTATAGGTTTCAGAACCTAGTGTTACTTCAATCTGACCCTTGAGTGGGTTTGTCATCTGACTTCTCCTTTGTTGGGCTTGCCATTGCAAGCGTGATTTTTAACATATCATCTCTCTCGTCAACCACATAGGATTTGATTGAGATGTCCTTACCATTAACCTTAACACTCTTACCGATTAATACATTGGGCATATCTAATTGATCGCCTTGCATCATACCTGTAACAGTATTTTTTTCGCCTTTAACTTTTACTTGTTCCCAAGCCATAGTCTTATACTGCTGCGAATGTAATTGTTCCTGCTGATTCAAAGGACATACTGTAAGTAACCTCTCCGTTGAACTCACCTGCATACTCTAAACTGGTTACTTGGAAAGCACCTGTAAAAGTACCAAAGTCAGGAACTAAAAACTGATAATTATTTTGACTATCTGCTAAAGCGTTTGTTTTGATAGTTGT